TGCAAATTTCTTAATGGCATCATCAAGATTTATATGTTGTGCTAAAACTTCTGCTCCTAAAGTTCCTGCCAAATCTGACATAAACTGCAGTAGTCTTAATCTATCACTTGCTCTACCTAATGCTTCCAAACCAACAATAATTTTTGGACGCACTATTTCTTTAGGTAAATCAGGTAATAATTTCTGTTCTCTTAACATTGCTAATTTAGCGTTAATGTAAGGTAGTTGAAACTCAGTTGTGAGTATTCCATAAACACCCCCAAGAGCATCTTGCAACTCATTTGCCACAAGTTGAACTTCGGTAGCGGTTACTCTTTCTGCTTGTCTTTGAACTGAAGAATTTAAAAGAAAAGCAAATTGTAATCTTGTTTCAATTCTATTCATTGTTTCAAAAGCAATTCTAAAATCAGCAAACTTATTAGCTTGTAAAACAGAAACATCTCCTGAAGAACCCTCAATGATTGCACCATTAGGTGCTTTAGCTAATGCACTAGCACGTGTTGTTCCTGATGGAGAAACCATAAATAACATTTTTGCAGAAGCAGAACTTCCCTCTAAAATTGCTCTAGTTAATCCCTCTAAAGATTTTAGGTCTCCTAAAAACGCTTCACAATGTCCACGTCCATAATCCATACCATCAACTCTATTAAATCTTAAAGCAATGAAAGGAAGTTTATCTATTTTATATTCTTTTTCTAAAATTATTTTTTTTCCACACTCTTGTATTAACTTCCAATTATTTTTTTCTCTAGTTATACAAGTGTATAAATCTAATTCTTTATCATCATATTCTTTAGCGTCTTTAACTTTTAAAATAGCTTCTCTAATATTTGGTGGTAAAGTATTTAAAGCAATACTTTCTTTAATTATAATTTTTAAAACAGAACCTTGTGGGTCTCTTTTAATTACATAATTTTCTAATCTATGAACTCTTAAACCTTTTTCAGTTAATCTTAAAAGAACATTACCGCTTACAATAAGTAAACGAAGTGCTTCATAGACTGCAACTCTATCATTAGAAACTTCCATGTTATCCATAACTGCTTTTTCAATTTTGGATAAACCTTGTTCAATAACTCCTTTTTGTTCAGGACTTCCTTGAATTTGTTTGTAAACTAAATCATCAATACTTAATCTAAAGAATGGTGCATGTGGTGGAAATAAAGCTAACATTAACTTAGAAGCTAAATTCATAACTCCTCTTGCACCTATACTTTGATATGGTGTTTTATATTCTGTAGCTTCGTTAATATTTTTAGGTGGGATTAAAGTTGGGATTGTTAATTCAGCACATTCTCTTGCTCTTTCTAGATACTGTTCCCTGTTCATCTCCATCTTATTGTATTGTGCCTGAATAGAACTGTTATCTTCTACTGCCTTATCCGACAGGACATATCTTTCAGATTTCATTTATTAACTTGATGGTAAATTTAATCCGCTTCTAGTTAAGCCGCTTGATGCTAAAGGTATTCTTAATGTTCCTCTACCAACACGTCTTCTGTTGTAAGAAGAAGCAACATTAACATTTCTGCCACTTGCGTCAGCAACCATTGGAGCATTTTGCTTTGTTCTTGCACCACTAACTGTATTAGGTGGTGGAGCAGGAATAGGTTCAGGCATTGGTGGCGGAGCAGGTGCTTTTATAGATACACACATATTAATTCTCCTCTTGTATTTTCTTTTGATTGATTAAGTGATTTACTACTGACCTTTGTCCCCCTTTAAAGAAGACTTCTTTTTCAGTATCTTTTAAGTCAGCAGACTTCTCAGGAAAAATACTGTCCAAATACTCAATAAGTTCATTACTTATTATTGGTTTTTGTACTTTTCTTGTCATTAGATACTCCTAAAGTGGAACTTTTTAAGTTATTTCGTTTCTCAGCTATTTCTCCTGAAATTGCGGCATAACCACAAGCGTCCACATGGTCATCAATATTAAAATGACCTGCTTGTGTTCTAGCTATTTTTAAAAGAACCATCATGTTAGCTACATCTTCAGGAAGTATAACTAGATTAAGTTTTGTTTTATTTTGTAAATAACCTGTCCATAATCTAGATATATTTTCGTGATTAACAATTTTGTCTCCATGTTTATCATGCCGACTTTCACTAACTAACTTTTCTGTCTTCTTTAAAATGTCTGTAGTATTCATATTTGTAATCCCATAGTTTTGGTTTATGTGTTGTGTAATTGTACTCGCCCTCTCTTAAAATCCTAGCAAGTCTCGCTTGATGGTAAGCATCATCAATAGAATATTTACATCTTGTATATTCTTGAAGAACAGCTTCCCAACAATTCGTTAAATCTTTCTTTTCATTTAAAACTCTTGCGGCTTTAACTGTTCCGCAACCAACAAGTCCTGTATAGCCATCACTGCTATCACCTTTTAAAACTTGTATGCAGAAATTATAATCAGCTAAATTTTCATCTATAATTTCAATTTGGTCATCAGTAATACAAACTTGTGGACAAGGTATTGTTCTCATATCTTTATCCCCAGAAACTATGACACAATCATTTTTATATATACCAGTAGCTAATAAACCTATTACATCATCTCCCTCTAGATTTTTATAAGAGACAACTTCATGTGTTTCTTCAATCCATTTTCTTAAAGGTTTATAACAAATAGGTTTTCTGATTTTCTTTCTAAAAGATTTATAAATACTATCTAATTCTTTTCTAAAATTATTTTTATCAGAAAAACAAATAATGGCTTTTCTAGATTTTGTTAAACTTAAATAGTAAGCAACAGATTGTAAAAATAATCGTTTACCTTTTTTCAAATCAGACCATAAAGTCCAAACATCATCTTCCCATTCAACTGGTTCTTCTAGACTAGAAGTAATCCTGTATGCTAATAGGTCTCCATCAACCAACATAACTTTATTTTTGTTGGCAAAGAACTCATTAATGTTCTTCATTTTTTTCTTTTTTTGAAATATTTTATCTTTGTTTGCACTATGCAATTCAAAGTGTGCTTCATCTAATTGTGTCATATATTTTTTATCTCCTTTAGTTTGAGTATGTTTGTTTTTGGTATTACTGTTGAGTTACCACCCTCATGTATTGTTCCATCTTCATTAAAATTAACGTCAGAACAAAATCTGTAATTTCCTTTATGTGTTGAAAGCAACCAACCCATTGTTATACAAATGCAAGGTTGAAATTTTTTAATTGTATTTAAACTTGACCAAGAACTATCTGACTGAATATCTTTCCAATAACATTTATAAAATTTGTATGGAAAATCATCTTCATCAATATTAGGTAATTTAATTTTAGCTTTTAATTTATCTTTCATATTATTAAGTTAAGTAAATCTGCTTTAGGAATTATGTGTCCTTTTGAAGTCCAATTATCTCCACCATTTTTGATGGGATATTCTTTCATTAATTCTTTTAAAATCTTGGTAGGTATTAAAACCCAAATGTCGTCTTCTCTTTCTTCTACAACAAGACAAATGGCGTAATATTTAGAAGTAGTAACCATTATTCCTGATGGTTTTCCTCTACTTTCTATCTCTATAAAGACATTGCCAGTTTTAACGCAAAGTCTATCTGCTTTACATTCTACTTGTCCCTCAATAGCTATTTGAAGTTCGTTTTCTTTTGATTGACCAAACTTTAGGTCAAGGTCAAAGCGGTTAGTGTGTTGCACTCCAATTCTGCCCTACTTTAAATTCTCCTGCTAATGGACATTTAAAGTTAAAAAATTCTTGAGTTTTATCAAACATTGTAGAAGCTATCTTTTTAAATCTTTCTACTTTGTCTTTATGAACAACGAATTGCATTTCATCATGCACGTGTAAAACCATTCTATAATCTTTACCCCAAACAAAACCTGCTGAAGTTAATTCTTGATTTAATAAAATAGTTCCTGCTTTAACAATTAAAGCACCTGCACTTTGTATTAATGTATTTAAAGAAGAATATTCTGCTCTACACATTAATTTTCTTTTATCTAAACCATAAATCCATTTTTGATTTCTGTATTTAACTGCGACTGCAGTTTTTAAATTCTTTAGTGCAGGAATAGCTTTCTCAAATTTTTCTCTTATTCTTTTGGCTTCTGAAACAGAGACACCAAGTATTTCTGACAAGCGTTCATTTCCTGCAGAGTAAATGTAAGCATATATAAAAGTTTTAGCTTTAGCACGACTTTCCAATCCGAGAAGTTTTTGATTTTTGGTATGTATATCATCTTCAAGTAATGACTTTTTAAAATCCCCACTGTCGTAACTATGCAGATAATGTGAAAGTACACGAAGCTCAATCCCACTAAAATCACAACCAAGCATAACCATATCGGCAGGAGCAATAAAAAGGCTACGCATTTCAGAACCATATTCAGCACCTTTTGATACAACTTGTGCCAAATTTGGACTGTGGTGCGTACAGCGACCTGTAACCGCTCCATTGGTAATAACTTTTCCATAAATTTTTCCTTTTTTTGTTAATTTTAAATATGCTTGGTCTCCATCTGATAATTGACCAAGACGTTTCTGTATCATTAAGTGTTCTGAAATTATTTTTGCTTCAGGATATGGTAATGACTTTAAT